TTATTGTTATTGCCATATTCTTGCCTTATTTGAATTAATATATCAGCACCCAAAGCTGTTTCAACAGCATCTTTGAAATCCTGATTAAATATTTTTTTAACTGCTCTGTCAAAATAATATGTTGCTCTTATACCATCCCTCTTAACTTTTGATGATATTGCAAAGCTAAGTTTTCTGCGACTTGTAGCCTCATCAACCATTTTACTCAGCTTTCGCCTTTTCTTTTGCACCTTACTTAAATCGAGCCTATCTGCAGACACTTTCCGTTTTGCATCTCTTAACCATCTCGCAATGGCATTAGCCATAAAATAAGATGGATTAGGAGTTTTGAAACTGTATTTTCCGCTATTCTTATTTGGTTTTGCTTTCTTTCCTCCAACACCTTTAACACCCTGATTGATAAAATCATAATACTTCATTTGTTTTGAGCCTAATGGATAACCTAAACCCAAAACGTAATTAGTACCTTCCTGATAAATCTGAGGAGCAGATACATCCGCTAAACCTCCTGATGCTATTGATCCAGACTTTTCCAGATTCTTTCTGATCGTTTCATTAAACTCTAATCCTGCAGCAAAAAGTATCTGTTCAAGTACAGGAAATTTATTTTCATCAATAATATTATATTGACCTTTAAACCTGTTCAGGAATTGCTCTCTAACAAATTGTGCTTGCTGTCTGTTCACTCTTATAAATGAGTTAAATCTGGGAAAATATCTGGCATAAAAAACCCCACCTAAAAAGGCAGGGTAAACCAACCGCTATGAAAAAAAGCTATTGTAATTGAATTAAAACTTTCTTTAATAACAAATAAGGTACTGTGCTGATATAAGTATGATTCCCAACATGAATTTCTGTGTATTCAACACCATCCCTGACATATGGTAGGATTACATCTATATTGCAGAAGTATGCCATAACCCTGTCTAAATCATCCCAATTAAACTCCATGTCTAAATCTTTTAGCATCTTAGTAGTGTCTGTATGATATAAGATTTCTATTTCCATTTATCCATTTCTTTTAAAATCTTGTTCAGCTTTTAAATATGACAAAGTATTAAGATAGTGAATTATTGGTAACTCATATGCCTCAGTTACTGTGATGTTTTCATGGTCTGCAACAGTTTTGGTACAATACTGCCATCCATAATATTGAGTAAATCTGCTACCGCCTTTTCTGGGTTCATAATCCCCTGTTTCTCCATCTCCGCTATCAAATAACCCTTTGAAACCTCCATCCAATTTCTGTATACATGATAAAAAAAAACCACAGAATGATAAACATCTACAAATTTTGCCTCAAGCATATCCTGAGCATAATCTTCATGTTTGGATGCATCGTATTTGTCAAGTTTCCAACTAAATAAACTTTTCTTCATTGGATGAATCAAAGATGCTGCTATTTTATGTAGGTTAGGTATAAGTTCCTGAGCAAATGTTTTGCTTTCAATATATCTTGCTGCATTAATTTTCCTTATATCGTAAATGCACTTATACCTGTGACCATTTACAGTTATGTAGTCAACAGGCTTACCTGATATATCATCATTTAGGAAATTCAATTTCTGCTTCTGTTTTGCAAATTCATAAACAGGTAAAGAGTCAACATCTCTTTCAGTCCATCCGTTTATTATTGCAATAAGTTTACTATCTCTTTCAATAGAGTCTTTTTCCTCTCTTGCTTTTACTATCTGCTGAAACTGAAATACGTTAATATCTTGCCAAGTCATTAATAGTGAATTTTATCGTACCATTCCATAAATGCATAATATAAACCTACAGCAACAATAGGGAAACATATCAATACTGCTGCTGTGATCCATAAAATACTAACCATGTATTTCAGTATAATCTGAAAGGTTGATTGTGACTCTTTTTCCCAAAGCTGAAAAAATTTTCTCAACAACGGATAATCTGGGTGGATTGCCATTTTCAATTCGATTTATTGAAACAAAGCTGATGCCTGATTTCTCAGCCAATTGTTTCTGGGTTAAGTTTTGCTCTTGTCTTGTTTTTCTTAATAGTTCACCGATCATATTTATACTTGTTTAATAATTTCTATTGTTGGATTTTTATAAAATCTTGCTACCTCATCAAATTTTTTTTCTGCTTCTTCTTGCGTTTCATGTAAACTATGCAAATCCCTAAATATAGAAGATTCATCTTGTATCCAAATGTAATATGTTACTGTACCTAAATAATCTGTTCTTTTTTCAAGTTGTATTCTTTGTTGCATAATAAGTGGTTTTTACAAATATAAACAAATGTTTTAATTATTTAAAAACTTTTTTAAACCATCAGCACTTTTTGTGATTGCCTCTGCTCTTTCATATAGGCTCTTAATTTGATCTTCAATCTCTCTTTTATCATAACTGCAATAGTATCCATTTGAGGTTGCTATCACAGGCAGGATGCCTTCACTCCTGATAAAGTTTGTAATCTTTCTCAGCCTTGCTCCTGTCATCTTGCATCCGTAATTGTATTTCTCATTTAACTTCTCACAAATGGAGTCTGACTTAATAGGATTGTCTTTTGTTTTGGTTGATAGTCCCTGAATGATCAAAGGCACAAATTGCTTTTCATCATCAGAAAGAGGGCAGGTTTCATTTTCAAAATTCGTAATCATAATTTTTCTATTTCTTTTTTTGTTTCCATTATATATTTTGAAACATCAATTTCATTTGGATTTGATCCTGCAACTTTACCATTCATTAATCTCCTGTACATATGGAATATTTCATCAATTGTAAATAATGAACTTTTTTTCGCATACTTTACTTTATCAAATATGTCCAAATTATCATTTTGGTAAATTGTCATGAAATGAGTCATTATTCTTTTTGCATTTTCTTTTGGTGTCATAAACAGTAATTGTCTTGAAGTAAACCAATAATGATTGCACCAATCAATAAAGCTAAAATTAAATTTAAGTTTTCCTTTTTCATAATAGTGATTTAAAAGGGCATTGCTGCCCCTGTTTATAAAAAATCATATTCCCCATTCCAACGTGAAGATGATGGATCAGGATCGTTAAAATATGCAGCATCCATAGACTTTTCTGCCTCAAACATAGAATCATAAATAGCTGCACCCCTTCTGGAATAACCATTCCAATTCCCTAACTGTTTTCCTAATTTACTCAATTCCTTTTGAGCATTTTGCATTGCATCTTCTTTTGGTACTTTGAACCATTCCTGATTCAATAACCAATTTTGATAACTAACAGGAGTGCTTAAAAACATCTGTCCTTTGTACTTTCCAAATCTTAATGTGAAGTTTTGCATATAAGTGGTTTTGTTTATACAGCAAATATAAACCTTAATTTAATACAAAGTGCAAAAAACTAAACTTTTTTTTAAAGGAAACTATATTTCCCAGAACCTGCCTTAAAGTTCATGTTATGCCATGCAAGTGCCAGAGCCATAACGCAGTCATCATGGAATCCTGAAGGAGCAGAGTATTTAACCCCTGATGCTGAATATTGATACTCAAATGCTTCTAACTCATTGACTATCAAACCATTAGGAAACCCAATCCTGCCTGTATGAATAGCTGTTTGCAGCCCTGTCATTAGTTGCTGTTTTGAAGTCTGGGTAAATTTAAAAGATTGAATGTTCATCCCTGCTCTTTGCAGGTCTTCGAATATAGGATCACCAACCCCTGTAGAATCGATTAAAATAGGCTTTTTAGGCAGTTTCTGTATCTCAGCCTTAGTACTACCCCAATCCTTTTGAAATCGGCTAAAAAAGGCTGTATTGCCCTCAGAATCCAATCCTATTATAACTGTATAGTCATATGACTTGGCAAGATCAATACCGAATACAACAGGCTCTCTATTGCTCATTGGCTTGATACAGTTCCTGATAAAGTCATTACCGAATGGATTGGCTGCGTTTTCCATTGGATTCGCCATGTACTCCTGCTCAAATACAGCCACAGGTAATTGGCTTTTAGCATCATCAATCTCTGCCCTGTCTATGTACGGATTGTCATATGTGCTATATTTAAAAGATGCCCAATCTGTTTCACCTGCTGCCCCCTTCATGTAAAGACTAAAAAAGTAATTCTGCCCTCTGGGAGTTGAAAGAAACATCGCCCAACCTTTGTAGTCAGTTAAGGTTGGTCTAATTGAGTTAAGCCATCCGTTTTCTAAATCTGAAATAAAAGCTGCCTCATCTATTATAACCCCATGAAATTTCCTACCTCGTAAACCATCTAACCTTTCACCTGTAAAGAACTCAACTGATCCACCGTTCGGGAAGTCAATCTTTAAGTCTGATTGGTTTTTGGGGTAAGGCAAGGCATTCCCTAACTTATTAAAAAATACTTTTGCAAGTTTATATGTAGGGGTTATGTATGCAAGGTTCTGACCGAAACAGGCAGTCTTTACAATCTTAATCAGGCACAGTTCACTCTTACCGAATCTTCGACCGCACATAAGCACATTAAACCTTGCTTGACTTTCAAGAATAGGCTTTTGATTAATATGTGCAGCAGAAAACTCAATTCTCATAATATTGATTTGCCTTCAACAAATACAATCTCCACCTTATTATCTGTGTTGATGTCCATTTGTTCTTTCGGCTTACCATATACCCTTGTAAGTAATGTTTCAAGTGAATAAAGGCTTCCTTTTTCTAAACTCTTTCTCATTGCATGAGCAACTGTCTTTTCAAGTACTGTTGCCTGTGGGTTATCCCATACAGCTTTTAATTCCTCAATAGTCATTGACATCATTGCCTGTATGCTATCGTTTATTTCGGATAGCTTATACCCTTGCTCTTTTAAAAGGCTTACATACTTTCTCGGTCTTCCGTTTGGATTCCCTGACTCGCCTTTATTCCATTTGTGCTTATCTATGTTTTGTGGATTAGGCATCGCTGTTTATTCGCTGTTTTTAAAATAAGGTTTACCATTTCTTTTGACCTCTAAACTCGGATCAAGTTTCATCATTCTATCTACTATTACTTGGCAGTATTTAGGATCAAGTTCCATGCAATAGCATTTACGATTCAATTGATGGGCAGCTACCATTGTTGTTCCTGAACCGCAAAAAGGCTCGTAAACATCACCATCATGGTTTCCTATTGGTCTTGCCATACATTCAACAGGCTTTTGTGTTCCATGTCCTGTTTCACTTTTTAATGGTTTATCAATTTCCCAAACTGTAGTTTGTTTTCTATCCCCTGCCCAATTCCCTTTGTTTCCTTTCTTTACTGCATACCAACATGGCTCATGCTTCCAATGATAATCACCTCTGCTGATGGCAAAATTTGATTTTACCCATATTATCTGACTTCTTATTTCAAACAAGCAATCTTCTAAAGATTTTTGAACTGTGCCACCAAACTTACCTGCATGATATACATATGCAACCTTTGAAGGACTTAATGCCCATGATTCAGTCCAGTCAGCTTTGTCATCATTTTGTACTTTACCTGTTGCCGAAGCTCCAATTTTTGAACCATCAGACCTTTCTGCTTCATTTCTCCAATTAGGATCATATACTACCCCATATGGAGGATCTGTAACCATTAAATATGGCTCTTTGCCATTTAGAAGTTTATTTACATCATCTGCATTTGTGCTATCCCCACATAATAACCTATGTTCACCGATCTCAAATAAATCACCCAAAACAATATCTGTCTTTATTTCATCAGGGACTTCAAAATCATCTTCCTGTGCTTCTGCATGTATAGGTTTAAAATCAGGTATGTCTAATCCCCATTCTGTTAATTGTTTATCATCCCACTCGTTTGCTATACTTTCCCAATCCCACTCACCAAATCCTACATTATCTTTTATGATAAATTCTTTCTGCTGTTCCTCTGTTAAACTCGAAGCCTTTATAATAGGCAGTTCTTTTAATCCTGCTTCCTTACAAGCCTTTAAACGCATATTACCGCCCAATACGACCATATCATCATTAACTACGATAGGTCTTATATTAAGCATCTGTGGAAACTCCTGAATGCTTTTAACAAGCTTTTTGAACTTGTCATCCTTTATGATTCTTGGATTGTTTGGGTTAGGTTTAATTTCCCCTACCCTGACCACGATAATTTCGTTCTTTTCTGTCATGCTTATTGAATGATTTTTGTGCTTTGCCTTTTTTACGTTTACCAAAGGTAACTTTTATTTTATCTGCTGATCCTTTTTTCATCTTACATCAATTGATAAATCTTTGACCATTCTGTCGGTAGTGAAACTTGTTTGTGTACTCTGTACCCTAATTTAAAAAACATATCATCCCACTCTTTTTGTTCTTTTACGTTTATATGTCCCCACATTTCATCATTCTCTGTCTTTTGACTTGTACTGCTAAACAGAATCCATATTGGATTAATCTGCTCGAATATCAAAGCAATCTGATTGTCTGTCATATGCTCTGCTGTTTCAATAAACATCAATATATCTGTTTTTGGCAGTTTGCTTACAATTTTTAATTCAGGTAAATGTATTTTTAAATAATCTTTGTGAGCCTTAAATTTCTCGAATGCATAAACCTCGAACCCATGTTCAATTGCTGCCTTTGAATATGCTCCAACTCCACAGCCATAATCCAGAATCTTTGAGCCATATCCATTGAGTTGAGCAACTGTATTTCTTGCTAAATCCATGAATGCAGGATTTTCTAAACTAACCCCCATTTTCAATTCAATATCCAAAAACTCTTTATCAGTATATTTTGCCATAAATATCTATAAACCTCCTGTGGGTTTCTTTTAATAACTCTGTATATTCTTTTTTATCCCCATACTTTTCATGGCACATCCTACAGACTGCCATCAGATTTTCGATCTTGTCTTTATCTTTGCTGCCACCCATACCCCTGCAATCAATATGGTGAATGTCAACAGCTTTATTACCGCATACTTCACAGCCAATGAAATCATCAACTCCATAACCAAAATATTTCATGTATATCTGTGTATGTTTTTTCATAATGTACCATCTTGCATTGGGATGTCCTCTTTGTCATCTATCTTTCTGTACTTTTCATGCCAAACAGTATTTGTCAAAATTATACTTTTATTTACAATTTCATCTTCTGTGTCAGCAGGATAAAGTAAATGCAGACATTCATGGAGCAGTATCTCTAATGCCTTTTTCCCTTTTAAAGTTGCATCCAACTCAACAAAACCAGAACTGTCTGAGAATCCCCAGACTTTATGTTTGCCAAGTTTTCGATATTTAACTTTAATTCTGTTCACTTTTCATTTCCAATAAATCTGGTCTTTCTAATTCTG